TCAACTCACGATCTTCCTCCTTAGCTTTATGAATAAGCCCATGAATAATCAGAGCATCACCAACGCTCATAGGGCTATCACGATTAACATCATCAAGCTCTTTCCACGTCAGTCCGCGTAAAATAAAAGTGGTGGGGTTTTCAGATTCACGATCCTGTTTAATAATGTATTCTTCGGTACTTCCTGGGCGGTGCATTTTCATTTTTTAATTTTCTCCGATTGCTGGCGGGCGACCATTCGCCCACCAGCTCTACTGCTAGCTTTGTAGTGTGTTATCTGTTACAGAACACTGGTAAAAGTAATACTGTATTGGTCATCACCCGCACTTTCTTTCAGTGCATAACTCTTCTGCCGCGTAATGTTGCCAGCACGACCACCTGCAGTGTTTTCTGCCAGCTCAGCCTGCTGCCCATTAAACACCAGCGTCTCACCAAGGCTGTTAGTAAAGGTGGCTGTAATCGCCATCTGTGTAGAATTTGTTAATGCGTCCCAGTCGGCAATAGTTGCTACAGCACGGGGGTCGATGCTGATTGTCGGTGTACGGTTAGCCACTTCAAAATAATGCAGCCCGGTTTCATTCGCTTCCTGCACATCAACACCGGCATTAAAAGTAAACGCGCCGATATTCACCGTGCTGCCACCTTCATCAATAGTGCACAGCGCACTCGTCATACGAAACACTTCGGTCGACGGCTGAGAAATAGCAGGCAAAGCAACGACCGCGCCTACTGCATATCCAGCCTGCACATTAAAACTGGCTTTTAATGCACTCATACTGGCTTCAAAAGTTAAATCATTAACCGCACCAAGCAGGCTATAAAGCAAACCATCTTCATAAAAATACCCGGTCGCGCTTCTTAATAATGCGCTGTCACTGGTCGGCGTGTAAACCGCTGCACGCGGTGTAGCAATACCATCACCAGAGCTAACCACAGCGTGGCCACTCGCCATTAACGCAGCATGAATGTCCGGCACCAGCAAAGCACCCACGCCCTGGCCAAGTCCACGTACACGCGAAGCGGCTGGCACAGTCATTGACTGCTTCGTAGTAACACTGGCGCCAGGGCCAAAGGTGCCTTTTAAATCATCAGCACCATCGTCTTTTTCAGTAGGTATACCAATATTGATATCGCCGTTTAAAATAACCAGGTCATTGCCAACGGTTGGCACAGCATCGGCACCTTTAACGGCTTCGACTTTATGTAAAAATGCTTTATTGCGTAACTTCATCGCTCACCTCTGTGTGCTTTATTATTTATGCTTAAATTGTTACTTCGATTCTGTTGCTTCTGTTACCAGGCTTAATCGTGCCCGGTGGCATAATGTCTTCGCAAACATCACATTCTCAATGCCATCTACTTGTATACCTACAGGACCAAACGTCTGATCCATATTTTTATTATCGTCCACCACGCCGCCCAATGTAGGGTCGCCGCGAAATGCAGCAGCAACGTCTTCAACTAAATCCTGAAATGTCAGGGCAGTACCACCAGCATCACTTAACGAATAAAATCCATAAATCTGCCAGTAATGAACGCGTCGAACTTCACCCGTGTCACCATCCATTTCAGCAGTGCGCTCACGAAAAAAGAACCAGCCAAGTAACTTATCTCCCGATTTAAACAAGGTGTCGAATTCTGATTTCTTGGTCGCATAACGTTCACGATCATGCACCACACCAATATCGACCACCGATTCCATTACCGCTTTAATCGCAACACGAATCGTTGCTAAATCACTCATCGTTCACCCGCCTGCCAACGAGCGACAGCGCGGTCAATCGAGCCACCAAGCTGTCGCGTCACACGTTGCTGATGTTTACTAAAGTTGTTTTCAAACATGTGCGCACCTTTAGTACCGTGATGCTTAATTTTTAATGCGATTGCAATCGACACACCAATCACTTCATCCGGATCAGTAATACCAAGCTTGGCTTCCACCCAGTCCATCAAAGCTGTAAACGGCGGCAAATGTGGTTTAGTGCCATATTCAACAGCCTGTGCATGTGCCAGCGGGCTAAAAACCCTGCCACGCAACGTGTCTTGAGTCGTGCCACGCAAGTCATGAGAAATGCTGCCGCGTAATCCAGCCGAGCCACCAACACCAACAGGCGTGTCTTCCTTAATCTCACGTTCTAAAAACAGCAGAATCGTCGTTAACTCTTGTTTAGTTTCTTCGCGTGTAATTTCAGGCGCTTTACGCAAAAACTTTGCATAAAGCTTTGCCTGTTTAGTGTCAAGCTGTAGCGACGATATACCCATTAGCGAAACCGTCGAGAATGCGTAAGACGATTACCACCTCGGCTATCGGCCATATCCAGATCAACAACCACGCCTGCAGCTACGTTCTTTTTAGGGTCAATACCCAATGTATCGAAATAAAACTTTCTAAAAGTTCTAGCGCGTGCGGCAAAGTCACGCGCCTTGCTTGCATGGTCGACCGAGTCAGCTTGAATAAGGCTGTCACTATCACCGCTGTAATAACTGGCAAGCTGCTCGCAAAGCAAAGCGGCTGCCCAGCAGGCGATTGCTTCACGGTGAATATCCGGCGGCGTTTCATTAACGGCATCAACAATATGCTTTACAGTAAACACCATTCGCACTGTATCGTTAGCAGTCAGGCTGTTACGCACCATTACAGTTTTACCACCAGGGGCGTTATAAATACCGTAAGCGCCAGACTCAAGATAACGGGGTGGCACATTGCCAATAGGGAACTCAATATTTTTTAAGCTGCTAAAATTCGCCTGCCAGCCTGCAGGTAAATTGATGGACTGGCCACCAGCAACAACCACGTCTTCAACTTCCTCATCAGGCTTGTCATTGCTATATCTAATAACAGCAGACAGCAATGCCTGGTCGCGATCTGCTACCTCAATAATACTGGCATCATCGCGTACTTTGTTATCAATCAAACTTTGGTAATCAGCTAATGCCATCGCGTTTTATATCTCAGGGTAGTAAGTTTTTAGATTAAAAAAATAGACTGACATCTGAGCCAGCCCATTTTTTGCATGGCTCACTAATTTTCTAGTAATTAACCAGTCGCTAACGGCTCCCAGAAAACCGCGTTATTAAACACAAGCATCTGATCGCCGGTTAATCGCCTTGACCGTAAAGTTTTGGCTTGCAGAAAAACCACCGCGCCGGTACCAGAAGCATCAGCACCTAAAAGCACCAGCGCTCCATCAAGTAACAGCTCGTTACGAAAAACAAACATCTGTCCCGCAGCCAACTGATTATCTGCCACCTTAAAGTTCACAATAGGTAAATCATTTACGCTTAGCGAATCCGTTACTGGCTCAAGATTGCCAGGCATTTCATACTGGTCACCAATATATTCATTGGCTAACAATAAACCGGCACAAACAACCGAAACACTCGATGCCATTATCGCTGCTACTGCAGTTATTACTAAAATTGATTTCTTCATAAGAAGAATCTCCTAACTTGTTAAAAGGTTGGCGAACCGGCTACGCGCCAGTCCACCAGGTAAGCTCTTAAGGTTTGCAGTTGATGCGCAGCCTGCACACTGGCTTTACTCACCGCCTGGTGATCTTTAAACGATGGCTTATACCACAACACTCTTATCGAACGGACGGTAATCGACAACTGCACCGCCGTAGATATGGCGAATCTTCCATGTCAGGCTATCGTTGCTAAACATTGAGCCATTGGTAGGGCTGTCCTGCACAAATATCTCAGGCTCTTCATTGCCATCTAAGAAACCAATCTCAATACCAGCCATATCCATTGGGTCTGCAACAAGCGACCAGTCGTTCACGTCAGACCAATACCAAACAGGTAGAATCTCTAACGCCAGTTTCTGGATAAAGGTTTCGTCGTTGTTTGTATCACGCGCAAACAGATCATAAGCAACCTGCTCAAGAGTCGGCGGCACCAATAAGTACTTAGGCCCAATACCAAGCTCCTCGCCACTACCAAGTTCCGTTTGTTGAACCATCGACAGTCGACGCGCTGCCAGGCTAATCGCATCGAGAGCAGCAGTACCAAGGTTGCCGTGACCAACGGTGAACAATGGAGTAGTGTCGTAAATGTTCGCATTAGTGCGAATCATATCCAGCACAAACTTGGCTAAAGTGCGCTTACCTGCCCGCGAGAATTTACGTGGGATTCGACTGATCAGACCAACATCATCATTGCGGATGTCTTCCAGAGCGATTGTTTCCAGACCACCTTGTTTGGTTGGCGCGTAAGTCGCTTCTTCATCGCCCGGTGATGTTAATGCCAGGTAATCTGCCATCTTAGCAACGGTGGGCAGGTCACCATAACCGCCTAAACGAGTACGATGATTAGTGCGGAAATCAGCCAGTGGTACCGTGCTGATAATCGGGCGGTATACATCGTACTGGCCCATCTCACGATAGTCTGCAATCATCGCACGATGAATCGCATCACCCAGTAACACATCAAGGTTGCCTGCATCAGACAAAGATTCACGGAAACGTGCTTGATCCGTATCGCGCGTCAACCCAGTAACACGAGAGTCACCCGTAATATTGACGTAGCATTCTTTAAATGACATCAAACGTTCGCCTTTTTTCCGCATAAAAAAGCTGTCAAGCATAGCGTTAACTTTATCCGCACGGTCTTCAACCATTTCAGAGCTTGCGCCACCCATACCATTCACCTTTCCAGATTCTGTAAACTTAGCCAGGTATTCAGCCTCGTTCTTAATCGCATCATCAACCTGCGCTTCTTTAAATGAATCCATTACAGCAAACTGATCACGCAGTTTTTCTTTAGCTGCATCCGGTAGCTTGCTGGCAGCAACGGTTTCACGCATGTAGCTCTTGGCTTCAACCATGCGTAAACGCTTCTCCATCTGTTCGGTTGTTACGCCGAGTTTATTATCTGCAGCTGCAGAATCATCAGATGCTGCAAGTTCACTTTCCAGCGCCTCGCGATAAGAAACTTCCAATGCGTCGTCATTGTCCACGTCCAGCCCAGTCGGGAGGACACCTTTGTTTGCCGACTTTATTTTGTCGATCATCTTATTTCGCAGTTTCATATCTGCATCACCCTCCGGGGCCTTCGCTTCGATAAAATTAATAATTCCACCACCGGCACCAGGCTCGATAATTAAATCGACACTGTCTACCTTGATGAGTTTTGTTGCGACTCGCTTGCCGCGTTGTGATTTAGCCGTACCACTGGCATCCATTGAAAAACCGAATAGGCCAGTCATTCCACGATCATGTGCTTCGCGTAACTTGGCAGGTAC